GGTTGTTGAAAGCGTTGATCATGTTTTTTCTAAGTTTTATGCGATACAACCTAGGTGTCCGGTTCGTAAGTTGACACTTGACGAAGCTGTGAATGGGTTTCTTGGCTTGGAAAAGATTGATTTGACGACTTCTGCGGGGTATGATTGGATGACCTTGAAGAGAGAGACACCTGAGTTCCGAGGATCTACTGGCAAGTCTTTTCTTTTTTCTGTTGATGAGAAGACTGGGCATTTGGAGATTATCAACCAACGTCTTATCGATGCCGTACGCGTTGAGGACGAGTTTTTGAGGAAAGGTTTATTACATGTTCATGTTTGGACAGCTATTTTGAAGGATGAGCTCCGCAAAATTGAGAAGATTCAATCTATGAGCACTCGAGTTGTTATTGGTTCTCCAATTGATCTGACTCTTTTGTATCGGATGTATTTTGGTTCTTTCATTGCCTTTATACATACTAACCCCATTGTTTTTGGCATTGGGATTGGCATGAATACGTATAGTCGTGACTGGGATTCTATGATCCGACAGATGCGTAAAAAATCCGATTATGGGTTTGATGGAGATTATAGCAAGTTTGAAATGTATCTGACTCCTGACTTTGTTTACCAGTTTGCGCAACAGGTTAATAAATGGTACGGGAGACACCAAGGTTCAAATCCTCAAGATGATCTTGCTCGTGAGACATTGTGTTATGGGCTTCTTTATTTTATGGTGCGTTTGGGTGCAAATGTGGTTCAGACTTTTTGTGTCCTTGCTTCTGGTTGTGTTTTGACTGCCATAATTAACTCTATCAATAACAAGATGATGTTACGCATAGGTTATTTAGAGATTGTTAGGAAAGAGTTTCCTTCCCTTGCGACTTTGCAGTCTTATGATCGGCTTTGTGAGGAGATGGTTTATGGAGATGATGTGATGATTGCTGTCAACCAGGTTGTGAAGTGTTATAATGCCAAGGCCTATAGCGATTTTCTTCGCTTGTTTGGTATTGATTTCACTCCTCCGAATAAAGTTGATGAGCTTTCATGTCATAATAGGTCTATAATGGATCTTGAATTTCTCAAGAATACAACTGTAGTCAAACACGGTTTGTTTCCAGCGTGGATCTATTTTCCTAAGCCTAACCAGGAATTGATAATGCGCACTCTTTCTTTTAACACTTCTAAAGCTATTTCTTCTTTGGAACTTACATATGTTGTTGCTAATGATGTTCTTTCTAAAGTTTGGGCTGCTGGTGATTATGAGTTGTGGTTTAAGAGATTTGTGCCTTTGATGGCGCAGCTTGGGATACAGACTCCTTTGATTTCAGAATCAGATGTTCGTCAGCGGTGGCGCGAGGGAGTGCTTGATGGGAGACCACATGAAGATCCCGACTTCTTGCCTGGAGTTGGGATTATTGTAAAACAGATGAAATGTGCTACCGCTGCAGGTGACCTCAATGAGGAGAAAAAGGTTACGCCTGATGCTTGTGCAGGGACTGCCAGTGTTGTGACAATTGGGGAAAAAGTTCGACCCATTGTCGCTCCTACGTACCATGAATATATCCCAAGTGTTGGCACGCTCATTAAGAG